CCGGCCGGGTCGCGCTTCCGTTCAAAGTCGAGGTTCTGAATCAGTGAGTCGTCGAGGCCTGGAACAAAGGCTTTCTTGCGGTCCTTCTTAACCAGTTTCTCGTAGAGATCCCGGCCGCCATCGCCGTTAAACCGATCACTTTCCCCCTTGATGAACTGTTCCAGGGAGAGAATATTCCCGCCGAACTCTTTACTCTTACCCGCTTCGGCCTTCTTCTTCTGGTCCTCGATGGCCTTAGTCGTCGCCTCGATCTCTTCCCGGGTGGCCTGCCTCGCCTCGCGCTTCCGGTTCTCGGCCTCCTCTTCGATCTGTGCGATCTTCTGAGGGTCCCTGGTCTGCGCTTCGGCAAGTCTTTGCTGGGCTTCGATCTCCTTTTCCTGAAGGGCCAATCTTTCCAGCGCGGCCGCTTTGAAAAATTCCAGGTTCGAGTTTCCGCTCTCGACGTATTTTTTGATCTTGTCGAGTCGCTTCGTCTCCAGTTCGACGGAACTTTTCGCATAGTCGGCCTCGCGCTGGAGTCGGTTCTGATAACCGGTTTCGGCGATCTGATCGATCTCTGCGTTTGCGTCCGCGTCGATCGAAGATTTCTCCCGCTTGGCCTGGTTCTTTAAGTCGGTCCTGTTGGCAGGGTCGGTTTCTTTCGCCAGGTCGCGGGTTAGTTGCGTGTCGATCTGATCTTTCTGGGCCTGCGCCTTCTTCTTGACCTGCGCGGCTTGCTGGGAGGAAGTGTCAACGTCCTTGCCTTCCAGCTTTTGAAGTTTCTCCTGTTCCCGTTCGGCCGTTTTGATCCGGTCGTCGGCGGCCTCCTTGGCGATCTTCAGGTTCCGGTCGGCAATCTTCTCGCGTTCGGCCTGCGCCTTCTTTTCGTAGGCGAGAACCTTATCTTCGATCAGGCGCCGTTCGTTGCCAGTGAGGACATATTTCGCCAGGAGTTTCTTCAGAGAAGCGGCCTTTTGCTCATCGGTCGACTTCGCATTCTCGGCCTCTTGAATCAGGTTCTTTACCGCTTCGTCACGGGCTTTTTTCAGGTCCGCCGACTTCTTCTTCGCGGCCCGGTCTTCTTCTTGGGCGATCTCCCGTTCTACTTGGCGCCGTTCATCCCCAAACAAACGATACTGGAGAATCAGGGCCTGGTATTGGGTGATCTTCGTCGCGGAGTCTTCCTTGGAAAGTTGCACCCGTTGAAAGGCGTCCTTGTAGGCCTCCTTTTCGGCGGCCGCGGATTGCCTCGCCTGTTCCGGCTTAGAGTTTTCCTTGGCGATAAATTCTGCCAGTTCTTTCTCTTTGGCTTTCAGGTCGTCGATCGTCTTCAGTCGGCGCGCGCGTTCGTCTGCGTCCTGGTCCTGGGAGAGTCGGTTCCGCTCAATGGAAACCCGGTTCTGAATGTCGGCCGGAGTAACCCCGATGTCTTTCAAGGTGGATACATCAAGCCCGATCGCGTCCTCGGTTCGGATTTCCGTGACCTGCTTCCCCAGCGCGGCGAACCCTCGGTCAGCCCGCATCGCGGCGATCTCGGCTTCGTTGATCGCGTTGGAGTAGTCTACCCAGGCTTTCGTAGCAACCCCGATCCCGATGGCCAGCCCGGCGAACAGGGTTAGGGTCCCGGCGACCGAGCCGGCAAACACCTGCAAGGCGCCGGGGATACTTTGAAACGCTTGGGAGAACTTGGGAATGTTGATGCTTGCGGAGTTGAAGGCGGCCGAACCGAGATTTTTCATCCCGTTCGCGACCTTGCCCAGTCCGTCGGCCAGGGGGAGAGACAGGAACCCAGTAATACTGGCCCCCGCTAATTTTACCCCGGCCGCGGCCGCTGCCCCCTCGAAACCGAGAAGGCCGAGAACCCCCTTCGCCGAGAGAATCGTCCCGGCCAGAAGTCCAACGGCGGCCGCGACTCCTGCGCAGACCAGTCCGAAGTTCTTGATCGGTTGAGGAATCTTGTTGAAAGCGTCGACGGCATCCGATGCAAACTTAATTAACTTGGTTCCGACCGGGAGAAGTTCTTCCGCGACCCCGATCTTGAATCGCTCTAAGGCCGCATCGAAGGCCTTTTGAGAGTTTGTAAAACCCTCGGCGAGGATGGTCGTGGATTTTGCCGCGGCCCCGGTGGCGTTCTGCAATCCCCCGACTTCCTGGTTAAAAGCCTTCAGGTTGTCAGAAGTCAATACCGTTGCCAGCGCGAAGGCCTGCTGCGAACCCGCGATGTCCCTAAGCGCGGCCGAGTCGTTCCCGATCGCCGTCTTGATCTCCTTAAGAGTTCCGCCCAGGCCCTTCTGCTTTAACGTCGTGTAGTCGACTGAGATCCCGTATTTTTGCATTGCGCGGGTAGCCTCGGCAGAAGGGGAAGTCAGGTTGGCCAGAAGCCCTCTCAGGCCCTCTACGGACGACGTGAAGGGCACGGCGTTTTTCGTGGCAACGATGACCGATGCACCGAGCTCCTCAATACTCACGCCGGCTTCGGCGGCCGGCTTAGTAACCAGGCCCAGGGTCTGAGAAAGTTCGGAGATGGTCACGACGCCGCGGTTCTGGATCTGGAAGTAAACGTCGGTAAACTTAGCGGCCTGATCGGCGCCTTGTCCGTAGGCGTTTAGGCTTCCGGTCAAGAGTTTGGTGGCGTTCGTCGCGCTGGTGGTTCCGTCGGCGATCAGGGCCAGGGCGGATTTTGCGATCTGAGTCGACTCGTTCACGGACTCAAAGCCAGAACCTACCGCCTGTAGCGCAATCGCCGCAGTTTCGGTAGGCCCAACGGCGAAACCATACTCCTTCCCGAGCTCTTTCACGCGGGAAGAGAGAAGTTGAATGTCCTTGCCGGACAGGTCGGAGATCGCGCGGATCTGGTTGATCTGGCTTTCGAACCCGGCCGCGTCGTTCACGGAACCGGTAAAAATCCCCTTAGCCTTTTCGCCGATCTGTTCGAAGGCTTGGCCCAGTTTGTCGAATTTTAGAGAGTCCGTCGTCGCCTTCATACTCTCGACGGACGCCTTGAACGAACTGTCGAGCTTCTTCAGGTGGTCAATAACGGCGTTCGTGTTCGCGTCCGAAGTCTTGTTGATTTGCTCAAAGATCGCGTCGAACCGCTGGCCAAGGGTGGTTAGTGAACCGGTAGTTTCTTTCGTCCCCTGGATGAACTTGTCATAAAGGAGTAGGATCTCGGCAGAAATTTCGTCGGCCATTTTAACACCTCGAAAGATTCCGGCCGCTAACGCATAGAGAGAACCGTTTGCGCGGGCCAATGGGGGAAGTATTGATCGTGAATGATCAGCATTTCATTCATTCGCGGGTAGTCCCAACGATCGAAGAATTCTTCTTCGGTTTGGACTACTCGGAATTGCCTGGCGAGGAAGAATCGGAGGAACCAGTCGATCGGTTCTCTTCCTGTGGGCTTGCCTGATTTTCGCCCGCCTTCGGTTTCGTGGCTTCGTGGGCGCGCTTTCGAATCGAAACCACATCGGGAAAAGTTTCCTGAATTAGCTTTTCGATGAAATTGCACAGGTCGATCCAGTATTGAGAGAGATACTGGCCGAGATACGGTCCTTCGATGAACTCGTCGAAGGACAGAGTGATCCCGTTTCCGCGCCGGAAAGATTCCGTGCAGGCGTAAGTAAGGATCGCGATCTTTCGAAGGGTCGGTTCGGGGTCGAGCAGGAAAACGATGGGTTCGATTCCCGTTAAAGTGTTGACCGTGATCATCGCGCGCTGATTGAAGGAACAGAGGACTTCTTCTCGGCCGGTCGGGCTTCGGTCGGTGGGGACGTGGAAGTTAAAAATAGCTTCGTGTTGCATCGTGGTTTGTTGCTCCTGGAGAAGTGGAGAAGTGGGGAGAAATGGAGAGAAGACGAAAGGGGCAGGGCCCAAAGACCCCGCCCCTTGTGAAGATTAGGCGGTCCCTACAGAGACAACCGCATCCGTTCCGAGAGTGTTGTCGTCCACGTCCGAAATGCAAGATTTCAGGGTGACAAGGTAAGTCGAAGACCCGGTTAGGTTTACCGTCGGATTGATCGTGATGGTGTCGTCATCGTTGTCATCGGTAGACAACGAGATCGCGCAGGCAACCGGGGTTCCCGTAAGAGTGAAGAGAACCGTATACTTGTTGACGGTCGCCCGCTTCAGGCTTGCCGAGAGCTGGATCACGATGTTATTTGCGACCGGGTGGGAAGTGATGTTCGACGTGAGGACCGTTAGCGGGGTGGTGCTGCGAGTGAAAAGGCTCGCAGCGACCCGGCGCTGGGATTCCATGAAGATGATCTTCTTGTAAACCGTGGTCAGAACACCCGAGACGATCTCTTCGAGCGGGAACGAAGACTTCGTGAATACCGCGGAGGCCGAATACTGGTTGGTTCGGTAGGCGCGCTGGGCTTGATCGGTGTTCCGGCTTGCGAACTGAACGCGGGGCAGGAACATAACCAAGTCTTCGCCGTTCGCGCCAACTTGATCGGTCTTGGCCCATACGCCGACGTAAGCGTTCCCCGAGTCTTCGTGCCAGGTGATCTCGGTTGCATCGGGCTTTTCGGAATGGTTGATCTGGTAGATCAGGGCCTCGATCTCGGGGGTGATCAGGCCCGCCTCGATCGAAACGTCCGCCTTGTCGAGCGAACTTTGGGCGTCGAGAATCAGGCCGTTGCCCAGGAGTTCAACTTGATTCTGGTTAATGTTCAGGCCGATTTTCTGGGCGCCCTCCCATTCGACTTTCGGGCCATAGGTGGGGCCGGCGATTCCGCCCTTTGCGTCGGTCAATACGAGAGCGACGGCGAGTTCTTTGATGTTGTAAGAAAAATAAGACACGCAAGATCCTCCTTGTTGGAAATAAAAAAGGACCTTGCGGTCCTAGAATTACTGGGTTTTGGGTTAAATTTTATGGAATAGTGGGCGGGGCGCCTTTAACCGGGTAGGAACCGCAGGAAATTTCAAAGCCCACGGACCATCCAGCGATATTGGAATCGACAAAAGTATTGTCGGGAGTGAAGCCGGTGACGAGGACCGATTCGATCATTGTCCCGGTTTTGTTGTATCCGGCCAGGGTGGATTGAAAATGGTCAGAGCGGAGAACCGTAACAAGTTGACCGAGAAGAACGTTAGAGTTTTCCTTGGCGTTCGCGGTTTCGATGTCGGAAAAGATGTTTGCCGACCCCTGGATTTTATCGGAGCTTTGTCCCATTTGGTCGGAGTTGAAGGTTCCCTGTAACGTAGAGACGATCACAAAGGGGAGTTCGAGTGACTGTATTTCCACGTTGAGCCCAAAGAACTCATCAAGATCGACCGAAGCCAGGTGGGGGGAGAACTTGTTCCGATTGGCCCGGAGCGAATCGGCCAGGGCTTCGAGAATTTCCGCCGGGTAGAATGGTAGGAACTTCAAGTTTTCTGGCTCCATTCTTTGACCAATTTACGCCAGGTGGCCACAATTTTCTTGGCGCTTTTGCGAAGGGTCGGGTCGAGGATCATCGCCTTGAGGGCGGCCGCAGGGAGTTCGACGACGTGGCGGGCGAACTGGAATCCCTTGTCTTCTTCCAAGGCCCAATCGCTCAGGCGCGGGTTTGTGGAGAAGGGGTAGAATCGGAAGGGACCGGCGGAATCACGCGCGCGGACCCCCTTCTTTTTCAGGGGGTCGAGCCACAGTCCGCGGCGATAGAGGGCAGAGGGTTGGCCCAGGTAGCGGAAGACTCCTTGGACTGCGGCCGTTCTGGCGCCAACCCAGTGTCCCCGAACGTCGATCTGAATCCGGGCCTTATTGTTGGCGCCGGAGTAGGAAACGCGGAACGGGGCGATCTTGGGCGGGTAGAAAATCTTTCCATCGGGGGAGTCTTGTCGGGAAACGCGCTTGGCCACGATGACACGGCGAGACACTTCGCGATTCATTCGGCGGGCCAGGGTTCCAGAGGCATCCTTGATCCCGGCCAGGAGCTTCTTCTCGGCCTTTTCCAGGCGCTTGATCAGTTGTTCCGGGCGGTTCTTCCAGTAGGCGAGTCGATTGGCCATCGGGAACCTCCAGAAGTTATGTTCTTTGGCGGCCTTCCAGGGTCAGGGCGCCGGTTTTGTAGGCGGGGACCTTGGAAAACGCCGGCCGGTGAATGTCCTTGTTCAGGGGCTTAAACTTGTAGCGGTCGCCCTGGTAGAGAATCACATCGCCGTTATGAAGATCGAAGGTCCCCCACTCGATGAAGATCCGGTCGGAGGAGTAGTCGCCGAAAACCCCTTTTTGGATCTTCGCCTCTAGAGGGCCGACACGACATGGGAGATTAGACTTGATAAGCGATTCGGACGAGGTTTTCTTCCCGGTTTCGTCGGTCGTTTGGGTGGTTCTGTAGACGTTCGTTCGGTGGTAAAATCCCATCGTCGACATTATAGAACCATCGTGTCTTTCCGAACGTATTTGGACAGATAGAAGATCGACCTGGAAGGAAAGATCGTTTCCCAGTCCGTCGCCTGTTTGGGCTTGGACTCTGTGACAAACTCCACTTCATACCCACCCGCGGTCTTCTCTTTCTTGACGTTCTGGGTTCCGACGGGACTCGCGCCGGATTCCTCTTGGGATAGGTTTTGATAGACGATCAGGTCGACGGCCTTCTTGATCCGCTCGGGGAGAGGGAGAACGCCGCTTGGTATTGCTCCCTGGTTCTCGTTGGGAAGCCAGTATCCGGCCGTGTAGGTGATTTCGATCGGGTAGGCGACGGTGGCCAGGTCTAAATCCCCGGTGGCATCGCGCACATTCGCATAAACCGGCCATCCGGCTGAGCGAAAAATCTTCCCCAGGCTCCTGTAATTATTCGGGAAGGAGAAGTCTCCATCGGCCTCTATCAAATCCACTTCGGAGAGTGAAAGGGACGAAACTGCAATTACAGGGGCGCGGGGAAGAAGGAGATCCGACCCCCCGGACCCCTGAAGAGAAACCTCGTCTTCCGAATAGGCGAGAGAATAACCTAGGTAATCTTCCACCAGTTCGGAGACAAGGTTGATTTCTTCTTCGAGTCGGGAACCAGACGATGTTAAGCCTAACGCTTGAAGCCGCGTTAAAGTGGTGAGAGCATTCGCGTTTAAGGACACGTTTGATTCCTCTTCTCCAGGAAGTCTTCAGTGGTTCAGGGGGCAGGTGACCGGGACAAGTCCGGGTTTACGGAACGTTGTCTTCGGCCGGGTTCCAGCGCGGGTTCAGGAGCAGGAAGGCAACTTCGATCCCCTGGGTCGGCGAGGTTCCGGCCGTAAAGTCGATCACCACCTTGGCCCGGACATACTGTCTGCAGTGTTGCAGGCGCAGGCCCAGATCGTAAGTATGGTTTTCCGTGGTCGCCACATAAGAAGCGGCCTCGATCACCTCTAGATCTGTTACTGCGGCAAAGTCTGAATTATTGGCAGAGTCCTCGACGGTGACCGTGATCGAGACGGTTCCATCCGAGGTCAATTCGCCGATACTGATCAGGACTTTTGCGTCCTGATACTGCTCTTTGTAGGAGTTGCGATTGATCGCAGTCCCGTTCGTGGTTCCGTCGGCGTTCAAGAGTTGCGGCTTGATCGACTGAACCAGTTTCATTGCGTCGTTTTTGAGAAAATTTGCACCCATAGAAAAAAGACTCCTTTCTTATCGTTTGTTAGGAACTAGGTCAGCCAACCGGTTTCGCTCAAGCAGAATCCGTTTAGTTGGCGCGGCCCGCAGTCGCCCTCACCGGTCAGGAACATTTCGGTTTGACCGTAGGCAATGCGAGAGTGAGTCGAGTAAACCAGGCGCTGTTGCCGGGACATCGCGACAAAGAACTCATTCCAGGCGCCCAGGACGATCTGGGAAACGTCGTGGGTGTCGTCGGTGGTGGTGAGTTGGAAGTCCTCGACGAACGGGATTCCCATAATCTTACCCTTTTCGAGTTCGGGGTACCGGGGCATCGAAAGACCGTTCTCGGCGCCTTCCAGAACCGCAGTAACATCCTCGTTCCAGACCCACGAAAGGCCCGAAACGATCTGTCCCTTGTTGGCTTTGCGGAAGGTCTTCTTGAACTGGCTCCAGTAGGTCCGACTCTCGACGGTCATCGCGCCAGAGTAGCGGGGGAGTTGATCGCCGAAAATCGCATTGAACAGGCCGACGGGCTTTTTCCCGCCCTCGCCGTTCATTGCGGCCCGCGCCCACTCTTGGGTATAGGCGGCCGCGGCGTCCATCGCGACCATTTGGGCGGCCGAACCGGCGAACTCCATAAACTTGTTACTCATCCGCATACGGATTTGGAGTTCTTTGGGTCGCAGTTCCAGCATACCCCAGACGGGTTCGGTGGACAGAGCGATCTCGGCATTCTCGGTTCCCCACGAAGCCGCGGTTCCGGAGAGCAGGCGAGGAATGTCGGTTCCTGCCGCGCCCAGGGGGATGGTCCGAACACCCAGGCCGAAAATGGTCGGGGTCTCGCGGAAGAACGGGATGATCTCGTCGAAGAACGAGACAGGGACGTTGATTCCGCCCGCGCCAGGGTTCTGGACGGACAAGGCGTTCTCGATGTCCTGCATCTTCTCGCCGGGCATTCCCATTTTGTCCGACAGGAGAGACAGGGTTTTGTCGACGTTGCCCTGAGTGATGGCCTGCGCCTGGATCAAAAGGCCCAGAGATTCGCCGGGTTTCATTCCCAGCTCTTCCGACTTACACAGGGCGGTGCGAGTCTCGCGGTTCCATTGGGCCTGTTCTTGGTGACACTCGATCATTTTCTCGACGGCGTTTTTGGTTTCGGCGCCGAGATTTTTCATAGCTTCGAGGGCCTCCGCTTGAATGCGGTTCTGCTCCTCTTGTGCCGTTACATAGCGGGCGATAGATTCATTATCCGGAGGGGTGTTTGCCACTTTGGAGGGGCTCCTTTCAAAATAAAAAAGGACCCCTCGCGGAGTCCGAATGTTTGGGATGGGATGGAAGTTTTTTGTAGGTTGGTTGGTTAGAAGGGTTCGAGATCGCTCGGGTTAGGCGGGAGTCGCTCCTCAGCAAACCTACGGGGAAAAGGGTGAACTCGCTACGCTCGCGCCTGCGGCGCCCTTGTCTCCCTGCGGTATGCCGTCGCTAAACTCTCCGCCCCTCCCCTCAATGCCAGGCCCGGGGTATTTGGGTTTGTTCGATGTTCGAGGGCCGGCCGCGAATTTTAGGACAGGTGGAACTTCGTCAGGCAGGCCAGGGCCAATTGCTGGGCGATTGTAAGATCGGCGCCGAGTTGCCGCGCCTCTCCAGTCTCCTCGTTCACGCGCTGGACTTCGGCCCGCAAAGCCTGCCAGGACATCGCTTCCAGGGCGTCTTCATACATTCCGCGGGCGATGTCGAGGGAGATCACTCCGTCTTCCGCGGCCCGGGTCAGGGCGTCGGGGTTGGCGCCGATGGTCACGGCCGAAGTCTCATCGAGTCGGAACTGTGTGTAAACTACCCGCGCCTTTCGCTCTTTCAGGGCTTCGAGTGCATACCTCGGCAAGGCGTCGAGCTCTTTTTGCGGGCTCATCGCGTGAACCATATTCGCATACGGAACCGCGCCCCCGACACTCCAGGCGTTTGCGTAGCCCTCAGCGTAGAGGGTGAAAAGTCGTTCCGCTTCCAGGTTTGGCGCGAACTGAACACTCTTTTGCAGGTGGTCATCGGTCAGTTCATAGGCCCGAGTCGCTCCATAGACATCGCCCCGGCGGTCGTGGTTCTTCAAGATCACCGGGTTCTTCATATACTGGGCCATCGAGGCCTGGAACGCGCTGGGGAGAATAATACTCCCGTAGCAGTCGACGCTTTTCGTGCTAGCCAACATAACCAGTTCGCGGGTTTTCTTGTTGAAGTCCCTGCTAACCTGGTTCTCGGCGGCCCCCATCGAGCGAATTTGCAGCAAGTTTGCCATTGAAAAATCCCTTCAGGGCGGCGTTTTCCGCCCACTCTTTGAGGCTTGGGACCGGGTTTTTGTCCTCGGCCGGCGCGTCGATTGCGTTCCGTTTTGGCTTGTTTTGGGGGCTTCCCGGGGTGGTTTCCGGGGTTTTGCCTCCTGGTTTTGGGGCGGCCTCGGTTCCGGTCGGGGTGGTCGTGCTGGCCACCATCTCGCCCTTGTCGTCCATCAGGAACATATTGCCCGGCACCATTCGCAACTTCGCGATCTTGTCGGGCGGGGCGGGGAAGTCGAGCTTCTCGCAGGCCGTGGCCATATCGATCAGTCCGTTATTCCACCCGAAGGTGACCTTTTCGAGTAGGTCCTTGGCGAATTCCCGGACCGGGTTCACGAATTCCAGCCGGAACAGGCCGAAGTGTTTCCTAAAGACCTGGTTGTTCAGGGCGTCGCAAAACTTCTTCATCCGGGGACGAAGGCAAAGCGACTGATAATACTTCATCTCTTCCGGGGTGGGCGCCACAGAACCGGCTAATCCCATAATGGCGGCCGGCATTTGCCACACCATCAGTACCAGTTCGCGGATCAACTTGCGCATTTCTACGAACTGCATTTCCTTGTGAGACGACTGAAACGGGTTCACCTTCACATCGCCGGCCAGGAATAGAGTCCGAAACGCGTTCGTTACCCCGACGTGCTCCTTCGTCCATTTGAGCTTCAATTTGTCCAGTTCCGACTGCTCGATCCCGGTTCGCTGGATGCTCACTACCGCGTGAGGAGTCGCACCATTCGCAAAGAATGAATTATTATACTTCGCGGCGTTCTCGTCCTGGGAAACCTCGTCGTTCAGACAGGAAACAATCCCCTGGGCCGGTCCGTTGGGGTCGGTCCAGTTCGGATCGCGGATCCAGATCATATCCGAAGCGGGGATTCGAACCGACTTCCCAGAACCAGGAACCGAAACCCGGAACCAGTTTTCGACCGAATACAAACTCCCGGGAACGTAAACTTGCTCGACTGTGCAGTGAGTAGTGGGGATAGGGATAACCCCGCGCATCCTCCCACCCGGTGCAAAGTCCTTCAAGAGGAAACAGGAGCCGGTGGATTCATACCAGTTACTCCCGAGCTCTAAAACCTGCTGCCAGGTCCCGCCCGCTCCCTCAGTCCAGGGGGATTGGAGAAACTTGACGGCCGGGTTCGAATCATCCTCGATCCGCTCCCGTTTGCCATTCTTCCCGGGGCCGGAAATATACCAGTCCCCGCAAGAAATGTCGGTTGAAATCCGGGTGATCACCGGGCGGACGATGGGGGAGGCGAGAACCGCCTTCATCCAGGAGTATGCGGAAACCCTGTTCGCCGCCCGGCCCCCGATCATCTCGCCGAGTTCATCCGAAGAATACGGTCCGGAGAGTGCTCCTCGTTCCACGTTCCCTTTTCCGAAACCCAGGTAGGAGGCCGCGGCCTTCATCGCTTTTGTAATCACGTTCACGCTGCAAGCATCCCCGATCGTAAGAATGTTAAATTGGCCCCGTCCGCGTGATCGGGCGAACCCACCCCGCGCTTGGCCATTTGCGACTTGCTCTCGACTTGGATCTTGTTCTTGTCGTTCAAAATCCAGATCCGGTCGCTTAGTTGTGTGGTTAGAACCGTCTCGCCCGGATCACAAGCGACCGGGGTCGGGTGCGTTGGGTCGAACCAGGCCCTCATCAAGAAGGCGATTTCCGAAGGTCGGTTCTCGAACAGGTCCTTATCGTCGGCGGACTCGTTAAAGTAGACCCGGGTAACCAGGCATTTATTGAGGCCGCAATCCTGGCCGAACTCATCCTCGCCCGCAATCGCTGCGAGTCGGTCCGCCAGGCCCTTGGAAATTTGTGTCGCGTCGATGTAAATCCGCTCGATCTTCTCGGCGTAAACGATGGCCACAATCTTCTTAAACAACAGGTCGTGATCACCCTCGGCCGTGGAGAAGATTCGAAAGAGAACGTCTCCCTGCCGAATATACATAACCGATTCGTCTTTGCCCCCGCCCGCCACGTCGATTCCCATAATTTTGGGACCGTAGATCGCGGGATCGAGGACCGGTCTTTGGCCCGGCTTGAATCCCTTGGCCAACCAGCGTTTATGGGCGTCTTCGACCCAGGCTTCGGGAACGATTTTATCGAGCGAAACAGTAACAAACTCGCCCAAGCATTTCGTTTTCCAAGCCGGGGAGTTCTCGCCCCACAAAACACGCTTCTCCTCCACCCATTCCTTTTCGACCAGGCCCTTGATGATAGGCTTCCCGGCCAGGACGTTGGGCGTCTCAATCGCGCGAATGTTTATTTGGTGGTATTTGAGTTTCTTCACCGGGTGCATATGCGAGTCGAAGAACGGCCCGTTGACGCAGATAGGGTTACCGATCAACAGAACTCGCGAATCGCTCCCGGTCGTGATACCGTCGAAGCCGTCAAAGGTCTCTTGATCCACGCCCGCGGCCTCATCCACGACGAAGAAAACATTCTCGGCTTCGTGTAGGCCGGCTACCGCGTTCGCCCCGTCAGAGGAGAATCCGAAACCTTGCCAGTCGTCTGAAAATTCTAGGCGGGTCTGAAGGAGTCGACCCTTTAGGGCCCGGTGGCATCGCTTGTAAATCTTGCGAATCTCGCGCCAGAGGACCCCTTTAACCTGTCTTCCCGTGGGCGCCGTGGTAACCACAAGGCAAGGGCGCCGGGTGAATAGTCTATAAAGGACCAGACAGGCGGCGATGAAGGTTTTTCCCGAGGCATAACAGGCGCTTACAGTCGTCTTCGGGTGATCCTCAACAGACTGCGCAATTTCTTCCTGCTTCGACCAGGGTTCGACATTCAGGATCTCGCGACAGAAATCACCGAACCGACCCTGGTATTCGACCATCGGCTCGGGAACCGCTTCGTCTTTCTTGCCCCCGCAAACGGTCGACCATTGCAGGCGCTGTTTTAGGAAGTTGTCAAAGGCGGTCCGGAGTCCGATCGACCGGCGGTTTCGTTTGCCGTCGAGAATGCTCTGAATAGGAGAATGCCCTCTAAGTCCGTGGATCATAGAGGGCACCTCAAACCTTTATGCGACGTTTATCTCTAGTCGCTCATCTTGGCGAGTCGTTTCCCGGCCATCTCCTTTAACGCGTCCTTTACCTGCTTGGCTTGCGCGGCCGACAATTGCTCGTCGATCACCTTATACGCCTTGTCGATAAAGTCCGCATAATCTCGCGCGGCCACTTCGCCTTTGAACCGGCCGTGGTCTTTCGAATGCGCGTTTAGAAAACTTTGCCAGTAAAGGAAGTCCTGCTTCCCCATACTTTTTTGCTTGCGGATCGGTTGAACCGCCTTCATTTCAAACGAGGCGATGAAATACTCTTGCGCGTTCTGCAGAAGCATCGCGAATTCCGGATCTTCCGCCCAGGTTTCCACGTCGGACAGTTTCACCTTGGCCCGTCTCGCCGCAAGAACAGGGAAGTAAAACCTCTCCGTTGCTCGCAAAAACACGGCCTGCTTCTGCTTTTTTGTCTTCCGCGGAGCATTTTCGAGCTCGGCATCTACCTCCACCAGTTTTTGCCGTTGGAGGTAGTCCGCTAGGGCTTCTCGCGCCACTTCGGAAACAGGAAGGCCACGCATCGCGGCGAAGAGTCGGCAACTTGTGGCAAGTTCTTCTGCGGCGTCAAACGCAATTCTCACGCGCTCTCGGCCCGGTTCTCCCGGGGGGTTCGCTTGATTTTCCACTGGAACCCTCCCCTTTTAATTGTTTTTAGTCAAATTTTGCCCGTAGGTGGAGGAGAAGCGTGTTTTGTGGGGCGAGAACTCCCCGGCTTGGAAAACGAAATGCTTGGGCGAGTTTGTTACTGTTTCGCTCGATAAAATCGTTCCCGAAGCCTGGGTGGAAGACGCCCATAAACGCTGGTTGGCCAAGGGATTCGAGCCGGGCCAAAGACCGGTCCTCGATCCCGCGATCTACGGTACCAACATTATGGGAATCGACGCGGCGGTCGGGGGAGAAGATGAATCGGTTAGGTATATT